AGCCCTCATAATCCACTGATATGCTTTGTATGCCAACCCCTTTATCACCTCTAGGTCCTTGGGGACCGTCCGAGCCCCTAGGACCGGGACTGCCATCTAACCCTCTGTCACCTTTAAGCTGCTGTTTTTGCTCTGGCGTGAGTTGCTCAAAGGTCATCTTACCGTCCGCTCCTGGCGGCCCTTGTGGCCCAGGTGGACCCTGTGGGCCTGTTTCCCCACGCTGGCCAGTAGGACCTGGTGGGCCTTGTGGACCGGTTTCGCCAGCTGGGCCGCGGTCTCCAGGTGGGCCCTGCCTACCCTCGGGACCGATATATTTGAGCTCACTAAAGCGACTCTTACCGTCACCAAACTTAGCATAGGCTGTATCAGTCTCAAAGCCTATCTCGCCCTCAAGCAAGATGACATCACTACGAGACCACTCGGCGGCGGTCATGCGCTTGAATTGGACGCGTAGCGGTATATTTTCGCTCATTTTTTACCTCCATCTAAAATGATTTGTGGGCTGTCTGACCACTGCCCTGTGGTTGTGGCATTATTACCATCAACCACCTCTTTATAAGCCATCTCGAGAGCTAATTCCTGCGTGTCTGACGCGTTTAAATCTACTTGCTTAGATTTATACCAGTTACCTGTCAAAACCGCTCTGTAGCTTAACGGATAAACGCTGATGCCCTCTTTGTCTTTGGTCAGGTCAAAGGTCTGCGGCTCCATCTTAGCCTTGGTCGGTGTCAGCACTAACTTGAGACCTTTGTTATGCGGCTGCGTCAGTGTAATAGCCACTTTTTTGAGCAAGTCACATGTCTGGCTAAAGCTAATCGTGTAGGTCTCGCCACGTCTAAAGCCACCGTCGTTAGCTTCTACCTCGATATAGTCTTGGTCATAGGTTTTGGTGCGGTTAGGGTCGCCAACAAGCAAGTTTTTGTTGTAACGAGTCTTACCGTTGTTTCCTAAAATTTCGGCAGTTAAACGGGATTCTTCGCTTGTCTCGCTGACTTTATTTTTTAAGTCATCAAACGACTGTTTAATTGATGGGATGTCATCAACTTTGATAGCCTCTGTGATTTTTTTGATGGCTTCCTCTGGCAAAGCTAGGTTTTTGAGGGCTTGTCTAAACTCTTCGAGTTCTTTATCGGTTCTCTGGTTGATTACTTTTTGCTCTTGTTTGAGCTTTTCGACAGCCTCAGAAATTTGTTTTTCGAGGTCTTCACGCCATCGTTCTGGATCGTTCACAACCTCGGGTTCTTCCCACTCAGCACCATTCCAGAAATACATCCTAGTAGTATCGCCAACTTTTAGGAATAGTATGTCTCCTTTTTTTAAGGTTCCTTTTGGTTCATCTTTGGGCATTTCTATGCCACCGTAAACAGTATTTTTCCCGTCAGCAGATACTAGTGCTTGTGTTGCTACTTCAATTGCAGAAGCAATATCTGCAGCTATCTGATTGATTCTACCGTTTATAGACAGACTTCCTACGCTTTGTTTTTTCACAGATCCGATATCATTACAAGTGACTTCATGTTTTACTAAAGCTCCAGTTGCGTCGTAGTAGCTTGTAAAAGAAACTATCCGTATACGCTCTTGAAAACCTAAAGTCTCATTTATCGCCATAATGTAGTCACCAGCAACCGGCCTCTCACACCTATAGCCAGCTCTCGTTAAATCTTCCATATCAATTTTTACTGATATCTTATAAGAATTTTCAACATTACTTTTTAAAGCTTCTTTTAGATTATCTGCCACCGTGAAGCGCTCATCTGTCAGAGGCGTCCCTTCAAGTCGACCGTACTCCTTGGCAAGAGGACTTTCGTATTCCGCCTCAAGTCTCCCCTTAGAGTAGTCCTCTGGGTCGGTCCATGCACCAAAGCCTTTCTGATAGGTAATAAAGCTATCAATATTTTTTTCAATGGTAAGATCATTCATGTTGAAATTTTTTCGTACCACTGTTGACAGATCAGTACCTATATTTTTTAATAGTCGAACAACTTTCCCGCTGACTGAAAACTCAAGTCCGGTCGCTTTAATAATCTCATTGAATAAATCTAACCTGGACTTATAATTAAAAGATTGTTTTCTAAATGCGTTCACACCTACTTCTAGCTTATAGCGGTACCCACTACCTTTAAATACTGTCTCTAGATAGGTGTCAATGGTATGAGACCCATCTCCGAGACCCTCATAGATACTACTCTTGCTGAAGTCCCAAAAAAATTGGTGTATGGCATCAAACGAAACTTGCGTTTTTTGACCAACATCAACAGGCTTTGCGTAAATAACAACGTAATACTCATCTTCAAATCTAAGTCGCCACCCTCTATCGATATTATTGAGGACATCACTGTTTGTATAAATTTCCCCGCTCACTGAGCGCTCACCATTAACAGCATTAGTATGCCTAATGACACTAATAGCCCCATACTCAATGTCACGATGATCCAAAAAAGTAATCATTAGACCCTCCTATTTATACAACTCTACAAAATTTAAAATCCTAATCGTGCCAAGAAAATCCGTTTTGTAAGTAATTCTCTTGTTAGGATTAGGATTGAAGATAAAATACTCATAGTTCGTTTTAGCATTGACATAATTTCCGTTTAGTGTGGTAGCTATGCCTGTCAAAAGTAATTTATCACTATTTTGTAGCTGGCTATTCTGCTTAAACTCAAAGCGCCTGCCATCAATTTCAATATAAAAATTAGTCTGACCTCCAGAAGGAGTAAGCTCTATAATAAAAGGCCACTCTAACTGACTTGCTTTAGCGGTTCCTCCATAGGCAAAACTGCCCCCTGATAGAGTTATGTCCTTTGGTTTTGTCTCACCGAAAGGTAATTCAGCAGTTCTTAGTGTGAAGGAAAGATTATATTTTAGCCCTTGACTGGTTTTTCCTATAAATTCATAAGTGATAGTGTCGTCTAAGATGACTTTAAATCTATATTTCCAAGGTTTATGAGGAGAGCCAATAAGTTGCAGGTCTCCTGTGCTTTCCCCTGGAAGCTCAAAGTTAAATAGATCTGAGTTTTCAGGGTACATCTTAGTCACGTAGAAAGGTTCGTCAACAACAAGCAGAGCGTTTAGTTCGTCCTGTTTGTCCAAAAGTCCTTCTACATCGCTTACCGTCACTCTTCCTTTGACCTTAAGCGTTTTAGTCGTAAAAGTAGCCCCATCGTAGACGTAACCACTCCTTCCTTTGACTGCTCGGTGTGATACAGATAGTAGAGGAGCACTATCTTCAATAGCAATATTATAAATACCAAAGTCAGACAATCTAGTTGCCTGACTCTCTTTTTCTATTAATAAATCCAAAATACTCCCTTCTAGGCAAAAACAAAATAAGAATCTTTAGATTGCTCTCTTGATTCTTTTTCTTTAACAGACGTGTAAATTTTATCTCCAACAATCTCATTATGCACTTCAAAGATAGGCTCTGACAATTGAGACTGCCTAACCTCTTCGCTAAGATTATCAAGAGAGGTATTGATTCCACTATTATTAACTTTAGCAGATGTTGAAACAGTACTATTTACCCCCCAGTTTTGATCAGTAACTGCTGTTGCGTATGCTTTACCTAGACTATTGATTTCACCTATCCACTCTGCCATACCGAGGGCAAACCCCTCTCCAGTAAATGCTCCTAGTGTTTTAGTGACACGAGATGGCGAGTGAATATCCAGAGCGCGTCTAATTGTTGCTGCTACATTAGCGGCAATGCTGTTAGCTATTGCGTAGATTGTGCCTGCGCTACTAGCTAGACCATTAGCAAAACCTTGACCTGCATAAGCTCCTGCAGAAGACATCTGCCCTGCCAAAGCCCTGAATATTGAGAGGATCTTCTGACAAGCATTATTAGACACCGCGGTTGCACGAGACATCCCAGAAGTCACTGAACTTACAAGGTTTGCCATAGACTGCTTTGCAGTACTGTTAATGCTACTAAATCCTGTTTTAACCGCATTGGCTATCCCATTCATTGAGGTTGTTGCTGAAGTCTTCGCCTTATTGAAGCCAGACTCGACCGCCGAGGACAATCTATTGGCGCTTGAGGTTGCAGAGGTTGCTGCAGAAGACATTTCACTTGTCACGCTATTAGACAGACCAGAGGCTGCTTTAGTTGAGTTTGACTGCATTGATGCCAGACTGTTACTCACTCCTGAGCTCATAGCTTGCGCCTGAGAAGTTGCACTTGTGCTAGCGGTTCCCATGTTTGCACCAACACCACTAGCTAAGCTGAGCGTATGATTAATGGCGTCTAGATTCATTGAAGAAGTCGCACCATTAACTCCTGAAGCCATTTCTTGAGCCTGAGTAGTAGCGTTAATATTAGCCACAGACATATTAGCGCTAATGCCACTCGCAAGAGACATTGAATCATTCAACCCCTGAAGACTCATCGTTCCTGTCTGAGCATTAACATTATTAGCCATCTGTGTGGCATTTGATGTAGCGTTTATATTAGCAAGCTCTGTATTTTGACTAATGCTATTAAGCATAGATGTCGTATCTGTATTGGCTTGATTAGCCATAGCTGTTGTTTGAGTACCAACATTCAAGGCCATGGCCGTGGCGTCCGCAGAGACTTTAGCTGTACTTGTGGAACTCTTACCTGTGATTTGATCCCACATCGAACTGAATCCGCTCTTAATACCTTCCCAAACTCCTGAAAGAGCATTTGGGATAGCCTCTAACATGGCTTTACCGAGTCCCGTAATTAATTGAATACCCGCAGAAATAATCTGTGGAAGTCCCTTTATCAAGGCTACGGCTAGTTGTACAACAAGCTGAATGCCCGCTGCGATAATCTGAGGCAGAGCTTGCGTCAGTCCAGAAACTAAAGACTGTATAATCTGTACAGCAGATTGTACAATCTGGGGTAGATTTTGAATAATCCCCTGCACAAGGCTAATAATGATTTGAATGCCACCTTGAAGTAACTGCGGTAAAAACTGTACAATTCCAGATACAAAACTCGTAATAACTTGAGTAGCTATCTGCAGAACAGTTGGCAACATTTGAGTAATTCCCTGTACAAGATTCACCAAAATAGCTATACCGTGGCTGATAATACTAGGAAGGTTAGCCTGTAAACTGTTCCCAAAACTATCAATGATTTGCTGTGCTTGCTGGATAATAAGAGGTATATTTTGAACTATGCCGTTGACAACATTTAATAATAGCTCCATTCCAACAGAAATAAGCTGCGGCAAGGCACTCGCAATTGAGCTAACAAAACTACCAATGATTTTTATTGCTGAACTAATTAAACTCGTTGCATTTTGTCCAATACCTTGGACGAGGCTGGTAATTAGCTGAACGCCGGCTTGAATTATAACTGGTAATAACACTGTGATAGCATTTGCAAATTTAGCAATCAATTGAGTACCACTAGCTATCAAAGCTGGTATTTTAGAAGTAATCCCTTTTACAAGGCCTTGAATAATACCAGGACCTTTTGTAACTGCGGTGTTAAGTAGCTGGTCGATTTGTGCGCCAAACTGGCTATTAATCAAACCAAGTCCTGCCACCACAAGACCTAGGATAGCGGCCGGTCCTATGGCCGCCAGTGCTAAACTCACAAGACTGGACATTGCGCTTGTCATAGTTCCAAGCACAGATAACCCACGCCCTGCTGCGGTAGCAAAAACGCCAGGTAATCCGCTTAGAGTTGCCGCAAAGGCACCAACAACGCCGCTGGCACTAGCTATCCCACTAGAAATTATGCCGCCAAACGCCCCGGCAGAAGTCCCTAAGCTTCCTAAAGCTAGACCAACTTTTCCGAATAGAGAAAGCAAAGGCATTATCGTTGCTATAGCGCTAGCGGGGTTCATCACTGCCCAAAGGGCAATGACCTTAAGGGCTAAAGAAGTGATTTTTGCTTTTAGATTATCAAAAGCCTGCCCTGATAATTCACCAGTATGTGCAAAATCTCCAAGAACAGTATTAATAAGAGCAAACACCTCTTTAACGCTGGCGCCTAATGGGCTAAAGTCAATATTGATAGACTGTTTTAGCCTAGCGAATGCTGCAACTGCATTTGGAATAAGAGAATTAATCGTATCAAAAACGCTGATTATTGCGGGCTTCAGGCTAAGAAGTGTTTCAGCAATGGTCTTCATACCATTAGCTTTAGCCGCTTCATCAAAGGCTGAAATCATACCTGCTACGCCTTTTACAACGGCGGTATGTACGTTCTTCCACGCAGTTCGGATTCCACCAGCCGATGATTGGGCCATCTCTGCAAATCCGCCTTGGGCATCGTTAAGCTCAATCATTTTATCTGCGAACTCTTGTGCAGTGATTTTGCCATCAGATAAGGCTGATTTTAAATCTTGTACGCCATTTTTACCAAAACCGAAGGCTTCCGCCATTTTAGACATTAAACCCGGCGCAGCTTCTGATACAGAGTTAAACTCTTCAGCTTGAATTTTTCCAGACCCCAACGACTGGTTAAACTGCCTGAGTGCTTGCTCAGCCCCTTCAGTTGTTGCCCCGTAACCGATCATTGCATTATTGAAGGCGAGGGCTAAACTAGTCCCTTTATCTAAACTTCCTGTGGTTATGGCGAGCTGCTGAGCACTTTTCACAGCGCTATCTAGGGGAGTTGGCAGACCTTCAATTCCTTTTGACAACTTATCAATTGATGCCTTAGATTGTTCAGCAGAATACCCAAATAGTGCCATCGTTTTCGGAAAGCGGTTCATGGTATCAACGCGACTAACCGCCCCGTCTATTGCCCCAGTAAGAGCGTGCATAGCTTTTTGAGCAACAGCCATTAAACTAAAGGCCTGCACGATGCTCATCACTGTACTTTTGAGTCTCTCTCCAGCAGAAGAGGTGTTGGCGAATTTCTGGCTGATTCCATTCAAGGAAGTAGCAGCAGAACTAGACATTCTGCTAAAACCATTGCTAAGACCTGTACTTAACTTAGTCGCTAAATTAGTAACCGCTGAAGTGATTCTACCCCCAAAACTACTACTGATTTTATCTGCAACAGTACTCGCTTTAGAACTAACAGAGTTGAAAGCTGCTGAGACGGCACTTGTGATCTTAGACGAAAAGCTAACTACTGCACTTGTTGCACTTGTGAATGCGGATTTTATGGGCTGAGGGATGGCGCTAGATAACTTCTGTACACTATTTTGGATAATTGAAAAAGCTTTATTGAACCCATTCTTTATGGGTTCGGGAATTTTTTCGCCAATGGAAGCTGCTATACGTTGAATTTCACCGATGCTCAGTTTTAAACCAGTAGCGTAGGCGGAACCAAGTCTCTTTCCGAGCGATTCGCCGTTGTTCGCTAATTGGGCCATGATTTGTCCAATGATTTGAACCATTTTATTACTACTGTTAACCGCTGTATCTTGGGCTTTTCTGAAAGCATTCTGAGTCGTACTAACAATACGAGCCATGGCCTGCTCATAGTCCTTTGTGTTGGCACCAATATCAGCGAAAATAGAACCATCAAACGTTCCTGGCATCTACTCCTCCTTATCTATCTATTTTGAAAATGATTATTAAGCATTTGTATTCTCTCAACAATACTGCTATCACTATCGGCTTGGCTACGGCTAGCTTTTTGATACGATCTTTTGATAGTTAGCCTATGCTTATCGTATTTGAGCTTACCTACATCAACCTTTTTAGCATTTAATGTATATCTAAGTTTTAGAGACAATTCAGAGAGGTTCTCGCGCTCAGCAACCTGCTTATACTCAAGCCCCTCCATAATAGCCTCTAGCTCCCACTTAGTACATTTATAGATAGTATCAATGTCTGTGAGCCCTAACCGTGCGCAATTTACTAAGATACTGCGTTGCTCATTCTTCCAATCATGTCTTCGATAATTTGGATTTGAGTTGCGTCCGTATCGTCCTTCGCTTTGAGATAGCGAGCTGATTTCTCCATGTTTTCGATATATTTCAAAATCTTCGCTCTGAAAAAACCAGAATCAACCATTTCTTTTTCAATCTCAGCAAACAACCCTTCGGTCGTTCCTTCTTCATCAACAGCTTCTGCAATTGCATCTAGAATTTCATCTTCAGTTAGCGCTTTTTTTCCGCTTCCCGCAGATAAACGCACAAGGTCAACAATGGCGCTTTCATTACGCTCTAAGATATTGAAAAACAAAGCACCAACACCATCTGCATTGCGCTCTCCTGTTTCTGGGTTAATTGTTCCTAGTTTATTATTGATCTTAAACATAGTTTTAAAATCAAATTTAATATCGATATTTCGTTTTGCTGCTGTAAATTCCATTGTTTTATCTCCTTTTTAAATTAAAATGGGGTAGCAGTTGCCACCCCTGTGTACTACTTAGTGATATTATCGTAGTCGCCAGTAGTATCACCCGGATTTTGATAGCCGTATACATTTTCTAGCATTTCAATTTCTTCTTTCGTGAGAGGGAATTTACCATCTTGTAAGGCCCCTACAATGTTAGCGGTGTAGGACATTTCTACTAAGTCTGAAATACCAGTACCGCGTTCGATTTCGTCAATCTTGGCGTACCCAAACTTAGCAGGGTAAACATCTTTCTTGGGCCCACTCGATTCAGGAATTTGGATCTGTTCTTTGACGCTTTCGTCGGCAATAACTTCCCAAATTTTGATAGATTTACCCGTTTTCTTAGCTTCCTCGATGACAGCAACAGATGGATCTGTCGGTACAAAGTACGTTGTCAAATCAATAGAGTGTTCATCTGTAGCCTTCTCAATAACGCGACCTTGTTGGGTTTGCTCATCAATGTATTCACCGCCCATGGTTGTAGTACCATCGGTACGATAGGCTGGCAGCAAAGCCTTACTCCCTTTTTTAGCGTCAACTGATTGGATGAAATAAAAAATCTTTTTCCCTACAATCGGTTTACCTGTTGTAATTTCAATAGTTGTTCCTTCTTTAGTGTTTGCCATTTAGGTCTCCTTTAAAATAGTGTTTCTGTAATGTTGATAGCAACTCTATAGACTTCTCGTCCTATTGAATTATCTACCAAAATCTGAGCCTTTATTTGGTTATTCCGCCCAAGCAGTCTAAGCATGCGAGCTTTTATCTCTTCTGCATCCAAACGACTATCGCCAGGTAAGAAAGCATCGATATTCAGGCTAAAATCGTCAATAACTGCTCCAGTTTGAGCTGTTTTTGACAAGTCTGATATATTTGTACCTACAACAATAAAAGGCTCTAAAACGTCTGATTTAGGCAATTTAAAATAGATTGGTATGTCCAAAACTCCCAATCTATTTTTTACCTTTTTTAAATATAGTGTTTCTGGTGAGTAATCCATGCATCACCTCTTAAACATTTTTTTGAGATTAGCCATTAGCACAGGCCATTCTTTTCTCAGAGCAGGGTCTAAAAACGGTTGAGCTTCCATTTTACGAGTACCTAATTCAAGATAAACAGAATATAAAGCAGGAGAAACCACTCTATAGTGTAAGAGTTGTTGTTGCTCGTTGTAGATTTGAGCTCTCAGCCATCCAGTATCAACCGGGGCTAGTATTTTAGCCTGTCTCTCAATTCTAGCAGCTGATTTGCTAAGCTCTTTATCTACAGCGATTCGTACTGACTTCTGCTTGCGCTCAACGCTGCGTAAAAACCTATCTAGGCCTCTCATCCGATAAATAAGACTCATACATAAATAACCGTGCTATTTTTATGGTGTGCTAGTCCCTTTATCGACCTCGGTTTTCCCTTGTAGATAATCTTGCTAAAGCCGTCGTAATGGCCTTGCAAGTGCAACTTAAAAGCATTCAAATCATATTTACCAAATAGCCCCATCTGTTCAGATTTTGTGAAAGTATTTTCCATGCAGGGGATTTTTCCGCTAGGTTTTTCAACAGTTCTTTTATCTAGAAAATCGTCCTGCTCATCGACATACACTAAGATTACTCTATCTTTATAGATCATTGTGTATCTCCTAAATAAATCTTGCTACCCCTTTGCCTGAATATACCTTCCCAATAGCAGCGCTTCTGAGTGTTGATTCATACTCTTTAAGGTAACTGTCCCACTTAAAAGTCTTTCCTTCTTCGCTATCCTCAACGGTTCCTTCTGAATTAATCCTATTAAACCGTTTAATAGCAACATCACGGACAATAAACCTCAATCTATCAGGAATTTTGGTAATTTCAGTCTCTGAGTATTCATTAAGTTTAGCTAGCACACGCTCTTTACTTTCAGATATAGCAAGGGTGATGAGCTCATCTTGCGCACCATCCCCCTTGGAAATACCTATAAAGAGTTTGATATCGTCAATAAGTTGTTTATCGCCCATATAAATAGCCTTTAACCACCAATGCCGGGTACAGCAGCAGCTTCGATTGTTGCCTCTACAACCCCTTCAGGAATTTCAGCAAACAGCACATTTGCCCCAAAGAAAACAGATTCATAGGTAAGATTAGAAAGCTGACGATTACGAGCTGCAGCAATTAAACCTGTCTCATCAGTAAAATCAGCAAACAAGCCGCCCAAGTCTCCGCCTTTAACATTTAAAGACGCAAAAACTAGATTCTCTACAGCCGTTGAGTAGATTTTACCCTCTGGCACAGATGGCATAACAATCACATTTTGCATACCCAAAAAGTTCTTAAGCAATGTCATTCCAAAAACATTAGAGGCATCCGCACCTACTTTAGTATCTCCAAGATAGTTGGCTACGTCTAAAGGAGAGACAAAAGAAACAAGCGGGGAACCCTCAAACTCATTAAAAGTAGCTAGCTTAGCCCATGATGCAGACAGCGCTTTTTGAAGGCCAACGCCTTTAACTTTTGTTGGTTTTGTTTTGAGGAATGTAAAGAATGCATCCTTAATTCCATTCTGAAGCTCACGCATAATGCGCTTATCTGCTTCAGTAATAGCACGAGCTGCGCCATGGCGAGCAATTGCCTCAGCTGTAGTTGCACGACGTTTCTTGAACCACCTCACTGTATAGTCTTTATCTTTAGTTCGAGTAACCTTAGACAGAGGGATGGTTTCCCCTTCTCCAGGATCAGTTTGATCTAAAGTCACTTCCCACTTATAGGTCTGAATTTTTAGATCGTTAGTTAATGTTTCACGACGAGTAACCCCTAGCAATTTTAGTAAATCATTAATATTTTTGGAAAACTTGTTAACAAAATCAATTGATTTAATATCTCCTAAGTCCGCCATAGTGTTTAAATTTTTTTCAGCCATAATATTCCTCTCTTAAAATAAGTTACGATTCTCAGCAATTAAACGCATACGTTCGTCATCATCCTCTATTGCCATGATGTCAGCCTTGGTCATGCCGACCGAGCCATTTCCAGTTCGTGGTGGCTTCTGGGTTAAACGATCGTTAACACGTTTTTCAACAGCTTTATCAAAAATAGTTTGTAAATTATCAATATTGGCCTTAACCTCTTCTGCAGTAGTGGCTAAAACAATATCAATAAAATCCAATGGCAATCCTTTCTCCACAAGCAGGGAATGCGTCTCAATGCGCATCTCACGCTCTGCTACTGCTTTTTCACGCTCTGCGATAGCATCTAGACGTTTTTGTTCCTCCTCTTTAGCACGCTCATCTTTTGACAACTTGGCCAAACGTTCACCCTCTGTACGAGCTTTTTCAATAGCTTCTGATTGTTCAGATTCCCATTTAGTGCGTTCGGCAGCCATCATTTTTGAGATGTCTGCGCGAGTAAAAGTTCGCTCATGTTCCTGCTTAGGATGTTCAACAGCTTCTTTTTGAGTGTCGACTTGCTCAGTTGTTTCTGTTGTTACATTCTCTTCTGCCATAACTTTCTCCTAGTGGTTACGCCACCAACCGATAGTCTAGCTTTACGTCCTGCGACGAAACAGTGTAGCTTTTAGTGTCATCAACAAAGTTTGGACACAATCAAAGCCGCATTGCTACGACTTTGATTTCTAAAGGGGTCGAATTCGTTTAAAATTTATTTTCCCCATTTTCGCTTGTAATTTTTCTTAATATAGTTAACGTCAATTGCAATATCTGCAATAGCTGATTGGTTATCTAAAGTAGCAGCTTTAACAGACGCAAACTCTCCATTGGTAGCTTGGGCGTTTTGTTGTACAATCGCTCTCAGCTCTGCAATTTGTCTGTTTTGATTTTTAATAGCTTCTGCTTGCATGGCATTCTCTGCAACAAGCATCACAACCGCTGTTTCCAATTTACGTTTTTTCTTAATGCGCTTATTCATGTTTATCCTACCTTTTTCAATTCTGCAATAATTGACTTAACCGCTATTGCTGCAATGCCAACAATCAATATGAGCACCAATACACCTAGTGCCACTAATACCATTTGCCAAATAAACATATTTTCCTCCTTGATAGTTTTAATAGGGTGATGTATAATTGAGATAAAGAAGGACGATGGTCTAACGCCCATGAAGCAGTTTACTGTGGAGGCGGTGGGTCATCGTCCTTCTTTTTCTAATACAGCTAATACCTCATCTTTATTTTTGATAATTGATATATCAAGACCCCTACGATCTATCATATAAATGTGTTCTAACTGCCCCATTATCTCTTCAAATGATAAAGGGGTTTTTGTTATATCAAAAATGATATTAGTTGCCTGCTTTTTTGCTTTTCGTAGATTGCCATCAATGACGTTTTTACCCGAACCTGTGATTTCTTTTAGATCAAAAGGAACTCCATCAACTAAATAATCAGGAGTATTGATATGTTCAGGGGAATTAACTCTTGGCACCATGTCAACTTGCAATCCTGTCTTTTTAGATAACCAATTAGCAACTCTATATTCATAATTCGAATGATCAAGAACGACACTATGGCCATCTACTTTGTAAGGAGTGCCATTTTTTACATACTCATTTAGTAGTGACAGTTGTGGTTTATGCTCATTTCCATCTATCCAATCTGAGGTGACATCCTTAAAATACTTAGTGCTTTTATCATCAATTGGTTCTACTTCAATGCTTAGCTCATCTTCATCAGGAATAATGGTTGTTCTGCAGTTGAAATGATAAGGTGCTGCATTAATTCCAGGCTTTAGCTCAGATAATAGCTTTCTTTTGTTTTCTTTAGCGATTTTACGACATATCTCAGTTGTCCTGTCATCAAGCCTAACTAAATCACGATAATACTTAAGGCCTGCATTCAAGTAGCGCCTAGCGGTAGCATTATTAATCACCATAGTTCCATCAGTTCTGATTAGTGTTTCAGCCCTGTGATTGGCAACATTAAATTGCTTAGCTAAATCTCTGGCTATCGCTCTAGGATGCTCGCCACGAACAAAACCTTGTTTTAATTTCTTTTGGAGATTCTTGACAAGATTGTCAGTATTGCCCCACAGCTGTTCTGAATAGTTATAACCATCAAACGGGGTTCTAACCAGTTCTTCTAAAACTGGACCATTGATTGTCCCTGACCGTCCACCCATTGCTTTTCTATAAGCATATGAGGCAGCTTTTTTTAAATGATTTTCAAATGCTGAATCAAGTACACCTTTTAGTATCCCTGCGCGATAAACAAGTTCAAGATTTAATGCATCCATCCTTGTAGCTCTTGCTGATACATACTGCTCATTAAGTCGTTTTAGCAGCTCAGGGTCTTTCTCAGCTTGTTTGCGATACTTGTTAGCATTAGCTACGTAATCTGATAAATCTTCATGACGTAGCTTTTTAACGACATCCTGATAAGTCATTTTGTTCTCTTCAGAATACTTAGTATAAAAATCAAACAATTCCTTTTGTAACTCAAAAGCCTGTTCATTATATAACTTCTGCAGTTCTGAAAAGACATCTAAATCAGCTCTGTCTAAATAACTTAGAATATCTTCTTGACGCTTTTGCCAGTAATTAAGGCTTTTCTGCTGTTGGTTCTTCTTGACCACTAGCATCACCTACCAATCTAGGCTCCGGTAAAGATTGCTTTTTATCAGCTTCTTCTTTCAATCGTTCAAGCTCTGCTTCAGCGTCTACTCCTGTGACAGTGTTTAAGATTTCAAAGATAGTCTGATCGCTAACAATGCCATAAAGATTTTGTGCAGCTGTAACAATTTCATTATCGTTTTGAGGAAGATTAGGTGTGAAAACTATACTCGTATCATTTACAAGGCTATATGTAGTTGCTTCATTCCCTTTGATGGCCCAGATATTAGCTGCTAAGCGTAAGCGCCGCATTAAGCCTTTTTTAAACAACCTCTCTTGCTTCTCGCGATAGTTGTCAGAAGCCATAAGCTTATACTTCATTGATTCACCAGATTGAACTCCTGAAAATTTCATATCTTGTGTATCTGGCGTAAAAGTAAACCTCAAAATGTCTGCAACTAGTCTATTTTTGTAGGCTTCGCTGCCGGCGGTGTCATACTCTTTTTTGAGAAAGTACGCTTGTGGTTTAACGCCATTTGGATTAGGATTATCGTCTAAAATTAACACTTGGGCTTTTTTAAACCCAATTGAGATCGCTAAACGACCATTAGGATTTAATCGTCCGTCATCTAAGTAGTCATTTTCATCAGCCCCTGTGTAAGCATTACCAGCTATTACAAGCAACGCATTGACTGAATCTTGTTGAAAATTAGCAAGCTCTGATTGAGATAAATCATAGGCATCAATATTATCAAGTACAGACTCATAAGCTCCCGTGCGCTCCTCGTTATTAGCATATTCATTGACTGGTACACCTTTAAAGAAATGTTCTTCATGCTCTTTTAAGCGCATACCTTTTGTTTCGAGATTATAGTCTTCGTAGGTATAAATTGTGTCGGAAGTATATACTTTGATAATCTGTTTGCGTTTACCTGAGCCATAATCTATGTCGTAAAAATGAACGGCCATCAACGAATTTCGCTGGTATGTATCATCATAGATAACAAAAGTTTGCTCGGCTGGGAGCTGGTAGAGTTTTACTTCGGTTTTTTTGTCATCTATTTCCTCAACAGTTAACAGCTCGTAGGCTCTTCCATAAATTGATAAATCTGTTTTTATTTTGACGTTGTGGTAGCCCTCATTGTTTCTGACCGACATAAGGTCAATAGCTGCCTGGAGATCTTTATCTTCATTTTTGTACTCAACGGGAACACCAAGCATATAACCTTGCTCAAATACCGTAATATACTTAGCAAAATCACTTGCAATACGATTATCCGCTGCGTATTTATCTGTTTTAGCAGGTCTATACTTGATGTTATTATCCCCAAGATAGTATCGCTTTAACTCTTTCAAACGCTCTAATTGTTCTGCTTTAAACCTTGAAATGTAATTCTTAAGTTGATCTATCCAAAGTTTTGATTCATAGTCAATTGCTTCAAAGTCTTCTTGCAGCATAATAAATTGCTTATTAGCATTCTCATTAAAACGAGTTCCTGCTAAAAATTGTTTTTCTTCCAAAGTCTCACCTCATTCCTAAAAATAATATTTAGCATTTTTCATGCGCTTACTTCTATCCGCCGACTGGTATATTCTGTCTTGTACGGCATATCTTATGGCGTCAATGCAGTGGTTATAACTGTCAACTGGTTCGTTGATATACTCATTAGTTTTCTTGTCTTTCTTCCAAGTGTAATTTTCGAGTTCTTCAATAGTCTTGACACACCTTTCATCAACAACCCAATCATACTGAAGCAGGTACTGAATTCCTTGCATAACGGTTCCAGGCCCTTTGGTAACATCAATCATTCTAGGAATACCTAAATTCCTCAGCTCTTGGTTAGATTTCTTTTCAGCCGAATCTCCTCTGATTTCTTCTTTGGCATAGCCGAGGTCCTTTATAGCATTTGCTATTTTGTCATTGGTCAAATTCTTTCTGACATATTCCTCTAAGATGTATAACTTCTTGTTTGCGTCATCGATTTTAACATGCAAAAATGCCGAAGGGTCATTGATAAACCCATAGTCCAAACCAAAAAAAGAAGGCAAGTGTGATAACTTGTCTTTGTTTAATATTTGCTTGTCATATTTGGGAAAAATTAGTTTATCGAGTGTAGCAAACTGACCAAGAGCATATATTTTGTAATAAGCTTCATTCCTATCGGCTAGTTCCTCGATATTTTCTCTCGTGACATCATCTAAGAAGCGGTTGTCTTTATAAGTTGTTTGATAGACAACTGTATTCTTAGGTGTCTTAACAAAGAAAGCTTTATAAACCCAATTTACTTTTGATACCGGGTTAAACATCAAGTATATTTGCTTCTCTAGATGTTTCTTATCCCTTAAACGCAAAGTCAACTGCGTATAATCATCAAGCGTAAACTCACTAGCTTCTTCCATGACGACATCAGATATCCCCTTAATTGACTTAATTTTCTCAGGGTTATCCAAGCCCTTAAAAATGAATTCCGAGCCATTCGGGAGCGTTATTCTAAAAGCCGACATATTTATCTTACATTTATCCAAGATGCCGAAATACGACAAATTAGACATAATATCAGCAAATACAGAGTCTCTAACGGTTGCACCGACTTTTCTGAGAACTAATATCTTTCTGGGATGTTTGAATTTAGGGTTAAGTGCTTTTAAAATTATCTTTTGAAAAACACCGTGAGACTTTCCGCTAGACGCCCCACCATAATGAACTTCCGTGAAGTTGCTATAGTTGTAAAGTTTGTCGTAGATGTGTTTGTTAAAAACTTTGCTAGGATGCTTGATTACGATATTAATTTTAGGGCGCTGTTTAATCGTCATCCCACTCACCTACGTTAATGGTTACATCTGAGCTGACATCCATTTCAACCTTGTCAGTGAATAATCTGTACCGCTTACCTAGTAGCTCAGCTGCCTTGATTCTATCTTTTGCACCTACATCGATGTCAACTATCTTCTGGCCAAACTCTCCAACGCTAATGAGCGTCTTTTCTTGTTGGTCTCCTCGCATAATTGAAGTGAGATATTGTAGGACTTCTTCTTGCGTAGCAATCTTTTCAGATTCAAGTTTTTCAAGCCGCTCGTCTATATAAGCTTTAATGTCAGGTTTGGTCAAGTTTTCTTGACCTATTGACCGTGCTGTCTTTTTACTATACCCTGCTTTAATAGCCGCTGCTGTCGCGTTAGCTGAGATGATGTACTCATCTGCAAACCGCTTCTGTTTTAGAGTTAATTTACTCAATTTTCCATCACCTCCAAGCATAACTAAAAAGGCAAGACACTATTTGCCTTACCTTTAAACTCATACTATCAATTTATCATCAAAAAAGTGAGAAAAACACCCTTTTTTGTCTCAACCTTACAATTTTCCAATTTCTTGGGCAAATAAGGTCAATATTCTGTCCCTTTTGCGGTAGGTTCCTGCCCTAGACGTATGAATCTTATAAGCTATTTCCTCCCAAGTATTGTTAGAACCTACTCCCCATCTCAATTCGAATATTTCGGTCAGCTCTTTGTCAAGCAGTGCTTTAACCCTATCAACACTTTCTCTGAAGTTTTCATAACTTTTGATTTTACCGTCCTTGGACCACTTCACAACAATATCCTCCGTCTCTTTAGCTACTAGATTAGCTTTGCCGCCACCTACATTGATATCTGTACTAACTGGTGTCTGTAGCTCAAGTTTTCGAAGCGCAATTTTTCGTCCTATTTCACGATAATCAAACAGCCATTCGTCAAAAGCTTTTAACTGTGCATTAGATAATCTGCTCACTAAGTTTTACCTCCTCCAGAGTCATCTTATACGTCTTCCCCTCCGCTTTAAATATTCGACTGGATTTTCCACCAAAACACACCCACATCAGGCCAACCGCTGCCGCTTGTGCTTTACCAAACCTGTCCATTCCCTATCCCCCATTCCCAGTCAACTCAGCAATCCTTTTGTTTGCGATATTAAAGTAATCTTTATTTAGCTCATATCCAATAAAGTCTCTCTCCGTCAGTAGACAAGCTACTCCAGTTGATCCGCTGCCCATAAAGGGGTCTAAAACAACAGCCCCTTTTGCTGTGTGTCGCGTAATGATGTCCTTCATCAGGGCTACTGGCTTTTGTGTCGGATGCTGTGTTTTTTCCAGTCCGGCTACAATAGGATAGCGATATTCTGGCCTATCATATTTTGCTGATTTTCGATTAAATACCCACTTGGAATTTTTTCGGACGACCCATATCCCGTACTCGCTGTCTGTAATATACCTTCTATCTCTGTTTCTGGGCATAGGGTTATCTTTGACCCAACGAAAAATATCTTTTACTACTAACCCTGTCTTTTCGCAATGTCTTGCAATATCTCCTAAATTTTTCCAATCGTTGAAGATCACCATTCCACCATTTTTAGTTAATTTTCGACTTGCAATATCAATCCAACTTAACAAGTCGAAGCCTTTATCCCAATCACCAAAATCTATACCTGTCCGCCCCATTGTAGCAAAGTTATTTTTTACTGATATGTTGTATGGTGGGTCTGTTATCACCATATCGATTGATCCATCAGTTAACTCTGTTAGTAATTGTAAGCAATTTCCACATTTTATTTCCATGTATTGTTTTTTCATCCCCCATTTCCTGTCAATTCGGCAATCCGCTTAGTCTGTCTCTGATTTTGCTCAACAGCACGTTTAAGCTGCTTTTGTGTTCTGCTTAGCTGTGTGTGTAGTCCTGTTATTTGCGGTTCGTAGTAACTTTTAATTGCGATACTCGTCATCAACAATAGGCTAGCCGTTGCTATTAAGATGACGATTACGTTAGCCTGTTTATACAGCCTGTCTTCTTGTCTCTTTATCGTATCTAGTAGCGGATTTATTAGTTCTTCTATCATTTTTCCCGCTCCCTAGTATATTTTTCTTTAGCTGTTGCTTCGCAAGAATCCCAAAACTTCAACATGTCTGCTTTTCGCGCAAAGGTTTTCTCTTCAAACTGAGGTTTTGCCTCAAAATTCTTTTCTCTACCCGTGTAGATTCTAACGACATATTCTTTTTTCATCTAGACTCCTAACTGCGCCTTAACTGCTTCAAGTAAGGCGTTCTGATTTTTTTCTTTGCCTTGTAAAATCCTAAGTACTTTTTCATCAACTGTATTTTCTGCAACAATGTGGTGCACAATAACGGGTTCTGTCTGTCCCTGTCTATCTAATCTGGCATTAGCTTGCTGATAATATTCAAGACTCCATGTTAGCCCAAACCAAACAATAATATGCCCGCCTTTTTGTAGATTAAGCCCATGCCCCGCCGATTGAGGGTGGCACAGAAGAATTGGCATTTTTCCGGAATTCCACTTGTCAACCGACGTCAGCTCTTCAGCCTGAGGAAATCGTTTCTTAAGTCTCTCAAGATCATGTTGATACTGGTAAAAAACTAAGATTGGCTGGCCTTGGCTTTCTTCTACTATGTTCTCAAGCGCATCAAGTTTGTCGTCGTGTATAGCAACTGTTGCTTTATCATCATCATAGATAGCACCATTGGCCATTTGAAGTAATTTATTGGCTAAAACCGCAGAATTAGCCGCAGATATTTCTTTATTTTTAAACTCCAACACCAAATCAGCTTCAAGCTGTTTGTAGGCTTTCATATTAGATAACTTAACTGATACAACGTTGTTGGTTCGCGGCGGTAACTTGAGATAGTCTTTAGCTTTCATGCTGACGCAGATATCCTCAATCTTGTTATAGATTTCTACTTCTGCGCCATCCCTAAGCGCCCAACTGTAAATGATTGGACCATTACGCTTATCAGGAACAAAATACTTGTCTTTAAATCGAGTCTGACTCGTCTCAAGTCTGTCGCCTCTGTCCATCAGATAAATCTGTGGCCACAAATCAATCAAACTGTTAGGCGCTGGGGTTCCTGTTAGCCCTACAAGACGTTGGACTTTCGGTCTAACTTTTCGCAAAGCCCTAAACCGTTTTGACTTACTAGACTTAAAGCTTGACAGCTCATCAATAATCACAAAGGTAAACGGCCATTTAGTCTTGTAGTATTCAACAAGCCAAGTAACATTCTCACGATTAATCAAATAGATATCGGCTTCTGTTTCTAAGGCTTCAACTCGTTTTCGCTCACTCCCCAAAACTTTAGAGTAGGTAAAACCAAAATGCCATTTCTCAATCTCCGTTGGCCACGTTTCTTCCGCCACTTTTTTAGGGGCTACGATTAAAATCTTATGATCCTCGGAAAAAATATTTTGAATCTCATCTATCGCTGATAGTGTTGTCAGCGTTTTACCAAGGCCCATGTCAAGTAAAAGGCCGCAATAAGGGTGCTCTACTATCCATGTCTTGGCGTATTCCTGATACTCGTGCAGCCTCACACCCAGTTCTCCATTTCTTTTAAGGCTATGTCCACTGATTCGTAGGAGTCAACAACCCAAACGTGCTGCCCAGCCTCTTTTATTTTTTTGTGCATTGCAACTTGGCTGGGTCTTGGTTTTTTACCAGGCGCTTTGACCTCTACAAAAAAGATTCCCGTATTCATGACAACAATTCTGTCAGGTACTCCTACCATCCCTGGACTAGTAAATTTTAAACACAGCCCTTTTGTTTTCTTTTTCAAATAATTTTCAATATCTTTTTCAGTCCTCATCTTTCCCCCTTTGGTCAATAAAGGTCAGGGTTACGTTTTTTTTCAACTTACTTTCTCTTTTTTATATACGTGTTTTATATATGCCTTATTTTATATATATTTATTTTTTA